TCGCACATTCGGGAAGAGCTTGGCGATGGCTTCCGGTGGCAGTTTGCTGATGCGTTCGAGGACGCCGGCCAGGCCTTCGCTTTCGAGGGTGGCCGCCTTCATTTCGAAGCCCATTCTCTTTGCAATTTCTGTGGCCTCTGCGCTTGGCTTCAAGAACGTCTGGATGATTGCTCGGAGGGCAGTGATGGCCTCTTCGGTCTTGATGCCGTTGCGGGTGAGCAGGGCTACGGAGGCACCCATCTCCTCCAGGCTGACGCCGGCCGTTGCGGCCAGGCTTGCCACGTTTCCAATACTTGGTGCGAGGTCCGCGAAAGTTAACTTTCCTCTTCGTACCACCTGGAACAAGAGATCCGAAACATCGGCCGCACGGTCTGCAGACAGACCGTAAGAATTGAGTATGGTCGTAATGGCATCGGCTGCGGTGCCGGTATCCGTCAGGCCAGCTTTCGCGGCCCTTGCCGCGACCGCGAGAACGTCGAGGGCTTTCTCTGCTGGTGTAGAAGCCGAAAGTATGTCGTAAAGGCCGGCGGCCAGCGTTTCCGTGGACTCGCCGAACTCCACGGACATGCGTCGGATTTCTTTGCGAAACTTCTCCATGTGTTCTGCTGGTCGGTCGAGCATGGTCGAGACGTTGGCCATCTGCTGCTCGAAGTCAGCGAATATCTTCGCGCCCAATGCAAGCGGCGCCGCGAGCATTGCCGTGACCCTCGACATCCTCATGCCGATGTCGCGAACCGAGACAGAGAACGCTCGAAGTCTTCTCTGAGCGGAACGCAGGCCGCGAATCAGTTTGTTGTCTGAGGCGTAGAGCTCGACATACGCAGCCCCTGCCCGAATCCCTCTCGCACTAGGCATGACAGCCACCTCCAGTTCGAATATGATTGTTTCCATCGTCACCTAGCGAGTGACTAATTTGCACAGGGATACGGAGACTACCTTGAGGGATTTGAACGATGCTTAAAATATTCAAAGGGGAGGAAATTCGGTCGGTAGACAGTTGGTTTACCAATGCGCCACCGAAGAAAGGTGAAAAACAGTGGGTAGACGGCCGGAGCGCCAAGGAACTTGCCAAAGCATGGTTCCCCACCGATGGATTGCTGGCATTCCCGATCGAATTGCAGGATCTTCTTGATTCACGCGATGAGACTCGCCAGGTCCAGTTCGACCGTGGCGAACCAGAGCGGGTGATCCATTTCGACAACTGTGGCGGCGAAGGTCGCAACGCTGACTTGGTCCTTTGGGGCGCCAGTTCCGGCGGAAGAGCGCTTGCCAGCGTCGAGGCCAAGGCCGATGAATCCTTCGACAAGATCGCAGGCGAATATGTGCGTAGTGCATCGGCCAGCAATCCCTGCAGCCGAGTGCCAGAACGGTTCGCTCTTCTTTGCCAAGGCGTGCTGGGTGTTGGGCCCGACAACGAAGATGCTTGCGCGATTCGATACCAACTCTTAACGGCTGTGGCAGGGGCGGTAGTTGATGCGAATCGATATGACGCGGAATTGGTGATGCTGATCGTGCATGAGTTCGTTGGCGCTACAAACCCCGACAAGCTCCGCACGAATGCCGAAGACCTAGACAGACTCGTGAGGATGCTCTCATCGGACAGGACGATGTCTGTTTCTCCCGGAGAGTTGGTTGGGCCGTTCGAGATTCCCGGAAACGAGCACTTTGCAGGATCGAGTGGCCTGTTTGTCGGTAAGTGTCGGCGAAATCTTTGAGGCACAGTTCAATCCCCCCTTTCCTTCCTTGGATTGGGAAGGACGTACCAGCCTTCAGGCAAAGTGAGCTTTCCTGGAACTGGCTTCCCGTCGTTGTCGAGCACCCAGACCTTGGCGTCATCTATCGTTTCACGAAGCCGCACCGGCGTTCCGTCCGGTACATAGATCGTACGCGTGAAGCAGCCGGACAAAAAGAAGAGACAGAGCACAACAGCTGCCGCTCCCCAAGACTGCTTCACTCGTGCATGAAGTATTCTCTTGAGCTCCGTTGCAGGAGCGACGTCCTGCGCGGTGTCCTTTGATTCCTGCACGAGGGCAGGAATCAGGACACGCAGGATGGCCGTGAGAAGAGTTACGAGGGCACTCATTTCTTCAGCGTCCCTTCAGCGTCGAGCTTGTTGTGGGTGAGCTGAATGCCTTCCTTGAGATCGGCTACGACTTTGTTAGAGGCCCGTCTGCCGTTCGCCTCTTCGTAGATTTTGGTCACATACTTCAGGGCTGCGTCCAGCCTTTTGAGGCCTTTGCTTTCCACAGTGTCCGAGATCTTTTGCTCGGCAAATTTGATCGCGGAAATGATCGAGCCTTCATACTTCGACCACCCAGGCTTCGAGGCATAGAGCTTGTTCAGTGCCCACAGCACCAGTCCGGCGAGGGCGGCGATGACGATAGGACTGTTCAACACAGTGAGAATGGATTCGAAGTTCATCGGTTGTTCTCCAGGCGGTTGTTTACGAACACGGATTTCAGAATCGACAAGTCTTTCGTCTTCGTATGGACGACTGGCTTCTTCCGTTCGTTGTCCATGAACGGGTTGAAATCGGCGGGAGTAAAGACTTTCGTCTTCATCGGGTCTCGGTGAGCGTTTGCGAGCAGCGCCATCAGAGCGGAGGTTCTTGACCAGTCGCTCTTCGCCTTCGCCTCCGCCATCCAGACCAGTTCCCTTAAGGTCAGCGGGCCGGGGTCAAGTCCCAGGGCTCCGGCGGTTGCCCAGACGAGTTTCCAACAGCGTTCAGCGCCGCCTCCATCTCTGCTTCCAGTTCCGGACTGTCCAGTCTCAAGTTCGCCATTTCGAGTGCTTTCGTCTCGAGCGTCTTGAGCTTGGTCAGTGCCTTTTGCAGGAGGCGGCGTTTCTCCAAAGGGAAGAACTCTGCCAGCTCTTCGAGCAGTGCCGTGGTGGCCAGTTCAATCGCGTCACCAGCCATTGACCTTCCGAACTCTTCGTCTGATACCTCCTGAGCGTCCGCCTCCGGTTTGCAGAGGACATAGATAATGTCGCAGAGCAGTACCGGGTCTGAAATGAGTTGTTCGAGCAGTTTGCCTTCAATGACCTCCATGAGGTTGACGCTCAACAGTGAACGCACGCGCTTGAGCGCGTCTACGTTCACTGAGATCGTCCAGACTCTGCCCGTAAGATCGTTAAATGTCTTCACGGTTCAGGAATACCTCCTTTATGCAATAGTGAGCCATTCAGGCGCGTTGTCGGCGTACGTTGGCTTCAAGGTAACCGAGAAAGAGATCGCCTCTTCGAGCGCTTCGTTACGAGCGAAATTGGTCACCGAGCAGCTTGCCCTGAGTCCCTCGCTACCGGTAGTAGCGATGTCCCCGTCCATCACAGCGACCTCAACGGGCGTGCTGTTCAGGTAGGCGTCACGCAACGCGGTGAAGCTCGTATCATCGCTGTTGAACACCATCTGAAATTCGATGGATCCGTCTTTCAACGTGGCGATGGTCGCTCGCCAGCCTGCATTGGCGCGAGTGGTGACATCCGCTTCCGCGGTCTCAAGGTTCAGCGTGAGATCCTTGACGTTCGGAATCAGCGTCCATGCGGGCGTCGTATAGTCGCCCGTGTTTCGATAGAGGCGTGCCTCCATCCCTAACTTCATCCCCATATGTTCCTCCTATCAGGAAACAGAACCGGCCCAGTGTTCTGGTAGCCGATCTCTGGTCTTGAGAAGTGCCGGCCCCATAAAGGGTCGGCGTTCGTAACGGTCACCACGGTAGTAACCGCCAAATTCGTGTGCCCTGGCCGAGTCGCCCACGACCGCGTAATCGGGCCCGATTACTACCCGCTCAGATCGCGCTTCGACCGCATAGACGATGGCGCGGCGCAGGGCGCCCTGTCTCGAATGTGGGGCCGTTCCTGGCTGCGAACGGCCCTTACGCTTGCGGATGCTCCGGCGCGCTATGAGGCGAATCACTGCGCCTGCGTGGCCAAGGCTCTTGATGCTTCCATCCCTGGCCTTGCGCTTGACGGCACGGCTGTAGTCTTCGGTTCTTACGTTGATTCCGATCTTCATCGTTGGGTCCTGAACGTTAAGGTCAGCAAGCTTGTGAACTGCCTGAACTGTTCCATGTGCTCTTGCGCGTAAATCGGCGCGTTTTCCGTGTGCACCCACATGGGGCCCTGTTCGCCCGGCAATCGTTTGAACCGAA